GTCTTGCGCACTCACTGTTCCTGCTCCTGTCAAAAGTTGGTTTGCTTTGTTGATTACATAATCCACGTCCAGACCATTCGCGGCCCGGTCGGGACATCCTGCGTGATCGCTGCCTGGTATCTCTCGGTGCAACCACACGTTGCCTTTTAGCCCGTCGTGCCATAGGCGCGGCCAGCCGTATCGGCGCGCGATGTCCGCGCACAAGGCGGCGCTAGCGTCCATGCACGCCTTGGTGCAGGGGACGCCGGCCATGCCGCCTTCGTGCTCGATGCTGATGGTCTGGCAGTTCGACGCATAGTTGCTGTCGGTCCACGGCGCGTCAGTTTCTCGCACATACTGGTGGATCAGGCCCGTGGAGCCGATGCCGTATGTGCTGGACGCCTGGCGCACCGGATTCTGAAACGTCGCGTCGGTGCCGGCGAGACGGCCTACCATGATGTGCAGGGTGATGTGCGTGACCTCGTAGCCGTTGCGTCCCGCGTAGTGGTTGGGGCTGCCTATCCATGTGCTATTGACCATTCATTTGTCTCCTTTCAATCGTCTCGATGCTCGAAAAGCCCTTCCGGTGGCTCAGGCGGTGGTGGCGGTGCTCGCCGGTATATGTGATCCACGAGAGCACGGTTCCATTGCCACAACAGGGAATTGTCGGTCTGCATCTGTTGCGCGAGCCGGTACGCCTCCAACCGGTCGCGCGAGGCGGTTGCTACGGTCTGGATAATCGCGCCCAGCACCACGCCGGCGACGCCGACCACCGACACGATTACTTCCTCGCTCATAGCTCCACCACGTTGAGATAGCCGGCCACGCGCATTATGCCGCTGTTGTTGGAGTGGAACGAGACCTGGATTCCGCCGGTGCCGTCGGATTCGATGACGGTCACACACTCAATTGCGCTGAACGCATTACCAGAGGTGCTTGATTCCGCCGCACTCGGGAGCAGTGACGAGGCGCCTCCTACCGTCGCCACCCCGATGCTTAGCCATGTCATGTCTGCGATACCGGAGAACTGCATGTATTCTTTGACCAGCCATCGGCCGGCCGGCAGAATCGCATACGCGCCCTTGCTATTGGCAGTCGTCTTGATGTCGGCGCTTCCGGTCACGTTGGAGAACATCATGTATGTGTCGCCGTTGTTCAGGATGAGGTCGTTCGCGGATCTTTTGAACCGGCAGCCCCACGTGCGTTTCTGTCGAATCTCCACGGGGTGCCAGGCGTCGCCAAGACGGTAGTACAGACCATTGCGTTGCATGGTGTCACCGGTGACCACACCTGATTGTCCATTCACGCCTTCCAGTGACTCCAATGTCTCCAGCGTGGTTGCAGTCACTGGCGATACGCCTTCGGGGGTCGCTCGCGCGTCGATTTCGCGCAAGACCTTTTCGACGCCTTCTGCCGTCTGTCGGAACTGTGTGGGGGCGGACGATACGAGGTCATCGGCCTCGATATAGGGGATGCCGTACACGCTTGTGGTCTTCATCCTTGTGATCCTTCCTGTGTTGGTTGTGAGAATTGTCGAATTAACGCGAGCTCGGCTAGTGTGAACCGGCACATGTCCCATGTGACGGGCCATGCACCCATATCCGCCCACGTGGTCGCGGTATCGGTCTTGACGGGCAACGGCCATAACGTGACCTCGTTGCGGAGCAACGGCCGCCCGCTCGACCACTGGTAGGTGAGCGTGCCGCCGATGGTCGCCCACGCGCCGCCCGTGGCGGGTATGCCGTCGTCGCCGGTGAGACGTGACGACGTGGCGCCCTGGATGACGAGCGGCCCGGAACTGGCGGTGAGATACAGGCGCGCGTGCGTGGCCGGGTCCAGCTTGCGGCCGTCGAACACCACCGTTGCCGGCCGTAACCGCCGGTCGATGGTGACGAGCAGTCGGGCGAACGCGTCACGATCCGCGTCGGTCGGGGCCCACACGCTGCCGCCCGCGCGGCCCCATACGCCGCCCGACTCGTCGGCCGTCACCACGTCGGCCTCAACGGTGACGCTGGATTGCGTGGCCTTCAGGTTCGCGGGGAGTCTTCCTGCGTCTCCTATCTCGATCTTGTCGTCCTCGAACTGGAGTTTTCCCTTGTCGTCCGCCTTCGCTGTCTTGCCGTTGATGGTGAACTGGGTGACCGGTTCCGGGATGTCGAGCGTGAGTGATTCGTCGGCTTCCACGTCCTTCGCGTCCAACGCCTCGCGGAGCGCTCCATTGCTGTCGGTGGCGTATATTCTGGCGTCGCCGTCGGCTCTGATGTGGTATGCGACGCCGAACCGTTCATAGGACAGATAGCTTGCATCCTGTTTCGGGTATTCGTAGATGACGATGAGGCCATTGGCGTTGCATGACCGGTGCAAGAGGTCGAATTGTGTGGGGAACGTGTCGAGCTGGTAGGGTGCGAGCGTATGCGTGAGGTCGAGCCCGGTGGCCTGCATCGTTGGCGCTCCTGCCGCAATGGCGCGACGGTTGAGTTCGGCGAGTCGTTCCGATGCCTTTCCTACCCAGTGGTACCCCTCATATCTCGCATCGTTGGATGTCGGACCCTGTTTCTGGAGTCGTTTCCATAGGATCATGCGCCCCGAACGCGCTCAGATTGATCCGCCAACCGTCGTCTTTCGGCTCGCAGTCGCCGCCGTTGCTGACCAATCCGTCGAACAGCGTGACCAAGCCGGTCGCCTTCTTGTCCGGCGTATCGGGAACGTATGCCTGGTGCAGGTTGCCGAGCGGCATGTCGAGCACGCCCCCATGAGCCGAGCCGTGTGAGCATGCCCCATGTGGGTTGTGCCGAGATCTGCACGAGCACGCGCGCGCCGGCCAGGGCGAGGGCGCGGCCGGTGAGCCAGCCGGTCGAGTCGCGCAGCCGGAACGTCATCACGGACGGTTCGGGCTGCTGGTCGATGCCGTCGGTGCCCCACTGGATGCTGAAGCCGTCCAATGCGGCCACGTCGTTGTCGTGGTCGTTGACGGCAACCCAGCCGTCGCCCCAGTCGAGGAACATGAAACACTGCTGCGCCATCAGTTGCCTCGCTTCCGGTCGTAGTCGCGGAGAATCTTCCTGATTTCGCGTGCCACGCCCTCGCGGTCCACGGGCGCGTTGAACGTGACGTTGAAAACGGTGGCCGTACTGGCCGCCTGACTGCCGGCGGTGGTACCGCCGTTGAACACGACGTTGGACAGGCGGCCGTTGATGTTGCCGATGGCGCGGCGCACGTCGGTGTCGAAGCCGAGGCCGAGGCCTTTGGCGAGGCCCTGCATGATGAGGCGGCCGTTTTTCACCAGCAGCACCTTGTCGTAGGCGGCGGGGCCCTTGTGCTCCGCGATCCAGTCGGCGATGCCGCCGATGAACCCGGTCACGTTGTTCCACGCGGATTTCAGACCGTCGAGGAAACCCTCGATGATGCTTGAGCCCGCGTTCCACAGCAGCCGTCCAACGTTGCCGATGGCGGACAGGATGCGGCCGGGCAGTCCGCTGAACCAGCTGACCACGTTGTTCCACGTGTTCTGCGCGAACTGGGCGGCGCTGGAGAAGAACGCGCCTATCTTGCCGGGCAATGATTGGAAGAATCCGATGATGTTGCTCGCGCACGAGCCGACGAAGCTGGTGAATTTGCTCCAGATATTCCGGCCGGCCTCGGTCTGGGTGAAGAAATAGATTAAACCGGCCACCAATGCGGCGATGAGAGTGATGATGAGCACGATGGGATTGGCGTTCATCGCCACGTTGAGTGCCCACTGGGCCACGGATGCGGCGGTGCTGGCCACACTGAAGCCCTGCAATGCGGTGACCACGGCGCTGATGACGCTGGCCGCCTTGAACACGGCGAAGCCGGTGCCGATGCCGACCAGGGCGGCGCTGATGGGTTCGGCGTTCGCGCTCACCCAGTCGCTGAACGCGGTGAGTTTGTCGGCCACGTCGCCCACGATGCCGGCGGCGCCGTTGAAGGCGTCGCCCAACGCGGTGCCCGCTCCGGCCGCGCCGCCCATCGAGTCGAGCAGGGGCGTGAACTGGCCGATGAGGTCGCCGGCGGCTCCGGCGAGGCTTTTGCATGACTCCCAGACGGCGGCGAAGATATCGCTGGCGGCCTGTGCGGGGCCGGTGTTCTGGAACGCGGTGAGGAAATCGGAGACCTTCTGTTTCGCGGTGTCGAACGTGCTGGCGGCGGTATCCCGGATGGTGAGCAGGAAGTCCACGACGGGGCTGTCCTCCTCTACGTTGAACGCGTCGCGCAGTTCCGCGCTGAAGTCGCCGTCGCGCACGAGTTTGATGACGCCTTGCAGGCCGGTGGTCGCCTTGCCGCTGAACGCGCTGATTTTGTCGGCGGCGACGCTCATGGCGGAGGTGACCGTCGGTTTGAACAGGTTGAACGCATCGGTCAGGCCGCCGACCACGGCGGCCTCGAGGTTGCCCATGGCTCCCTCCATGGTGGAGGTGCTGGTCGCGGCCTCTTTGGCGACGTCGCTCATGCCGAGGTCCATGATCGCGGCGGAGAACTCGTCCGCCGTGATCTCGCCCTTCTCCATGGCGTCCCTGAAATTGCCGGTGTATGCGCCGGCCTTGAGCATGGATTCCTGGAGCCGGCCGGCCGCGCCGGGGATGGCGTCGGTCAGCTGGTTCCAGTTCTCCGTCGTGAGCTTGCCGGCTCCGGCGGTCTGGGTCATGACCATGGCCACGCTTTTGAACGTGTCGGCGTTGCCGCCTGCCACGGCGTTCAGGTTGCCTGCCGCCTCGGTCAGGCCCACGTAGTCCTTGACGCCGTTGGCGGCGAGCTGGGCGGTGGTGTTCTGCACGGTCGTGAGGTCGTAGACCGTGCGGTCCGCGTAATCTCGGGTGGCCTTGGTGGCCTGGTCTATGGCGGTGGTGTCCAGTCCGGCGAAGCCCATGGTCTGCTTGAACTTGTCGGTGCTGTCGCTCATGTCCACGACCGGCGGCGCTGAAGCCCTTGAGCTTGTCCCACAGGGCGGTCACGCCCTTGACGGCCATGCCGCCCATGAAGCTGCCGAAGGCGGCGGCTTTGCCGGTGACCTTGCTGAACGCCTTCACGGCGTCGTCGCTGTTGCCGGTGATTCTCACCGACATGATCGCGCTACGCGCCATGTTCCGCCTCCTCCATGCGTTCCATCTCCTGTTCGAGCAGTCCTATCGCGGTGCCCCAGTCCAGTTCGCTGGCCTCGTTGCGCCATGCCCACGGCGTGCCGCCGAAGTGGTGGGCGAGGATGACGCTGAGCTTGCCGAGCGAGTCGTCGGGCCACTCGCCTATTAGGTAGGGTTTTCCGGGGTCTCCACGTCGATGTCGTCCACGTCGTCGAGCCACTGGTCGTATGGTTTGGACGTGTTGCCGGCGAACCTCATCGCGAGGTACGCCATGTAGTAGGACTGGCGGATTCGGCTGCCGTCGCCGGCGGCCCACCCCTCCTTCTGCGCGTGTTCCTCGCATGAGGTGATGACGCGCGGGGTGAGCGGGGCCTCGCTGGTGTGGCCGTCGGTGTAGGTGACTTTCGCGATGTTGCGCATGGGTTATGCTCCCTTGATCTGTTCCAATGTCTTGTCGACGTACTGCTTGTAGAGGCGCGTCCACTGTGGTTCGGTGGAGGCGACACCACTGTTGACGAACTGGCGTCCGACGATGCGGCGTCGGGGCCAGCCGTAGTTGATGACTCCTGCGTAGGGCACCGATTTGCGGCCGGCGCGGATGATGCCGGCCTTCTGGGTCGCGCCGATTCGCACGCTGCCGGCCAGTCGGCCGGTCCTGCCGCGCGGGGCGAGTGCCTTGACCGCCGGCAGTGCGACGCCCGCCGCCTGCCGGTTGACCTCCTTGAGCTGTTTGAGGTCGGCGCCGGCCTTGCGCATCGTGGCCACGAACCGTTTCTGGCCGACCACGTACAACGCCTTGTCGGCCATCACGCGCTGGCCGTGGCCGTGTAGGCGCTGGCCTTCACGTTGGTGGCCGCGAACTCGAAATCCTTCTTGTTGCGGGTCTTCACGTCGCCGCCGAACGCGATGGGCGCGATGGTCACGGTCATGTCCAGTTGGAGGGAGCCCTTGTTGTTCGGTATGAACTTGGCGGTCTTCCGCTCTCCGGCGTGGTTCAGACACCACACCTGCGCGCCCTCCATGCTGTAGTCCTCGCCGATGCTGCCCGACAGCTTCCAGGTGGAGGTGAGCTCCCCGCCTTCCTCGTGCCCATCAAGGTAGGTGTCGGGGTCCTCGCTGGAATTGTCGGGGGCGAGCTCCACGCTCGTGCAGTCCACGTCGAGCCTGCGCTGGTCGTCGGCGGCACCGATGACCAGGCTTCCCGGTCCCAGGGTGCGAATCTTGTCTGCCATGGTTGTTTCCTTTCGTGTTAGATGGCGTTCAAAGTGACTTCGTATGCGGCGAGCGTGCCCGCGTCGGCGAGGTTGAAGCCTGAGGCGGTGGCGCTGCGCAGGGGCAGGTTCTCCTGGTGCATGAGTTCGAGCACCTGCATGATGAGGGGGATGGCCTTCTGCTGGGTGGTGGGGGTGCCGGCCGTGACCATGAGCTTGATGGTGATTTCCGGCGGGTAGGGGTGCCATCCCTCCCATGTGAAATCAGGTGGTTCTATCCAGATGCTGGCCTTGCCCGGTGAGGGTTTGACCAGCGTGGGATCGTCGGTCACCTGTGTGACGATGCCGCCGAGCCCCGTGAGCTTTTCGGTCAGTTCGGCGACCGTGTTGTCGTAGTCGCTCATGACACCCCCATGCCGGCGGGTATGCCGGCGGCGCGCAGTTTCGGCCATGCGCTGCGCATCGGGTCGGTGCTGATTCTGAACGGTTCCACGCCGTCCACGGTCAGGCCGACGATGCCGTTGCGCGCGTCCTTCGCCTGCCATAGATCGAGGGAGATGCCAAGCACCACGTCATCGAGCAGTGGTTGGGCCAGTGTGTAGCCGGCGATGTGTGGGGCGAGGTATGCGCGCGCGGTCTTCAGCATGTCCGATAGCGTGGGCCTGTCGTCATCGTCCATGGTCCCGGCGAGATAGGCCAGTCTGCTGGTGAGCGGGTCCTGTTCGGTGTCGCTCATGGTCAGGCGGCGGCGAACTTGACGGGCAGGATGCCCTGCTTGAACGTGGTGCCGAACGCGGCGTAGCCGTAGACGCTGAACTGGCGGGTCAGGTTGATGATGTTGTCGGCCTGGAGCTGGAACGGGGAGCCGTTGGACTCCCACATGGTCACGGCGCTCTTGTCCATGAACACCACGGTGCCGTTCGGCGCGCCATCGAGCATACGCACGTCCTGGCGGAGCAGTCGGCCGCTGATTGATGCCGGGTCGAGCGAGCCGAGCGTGTCCGAGCCTTGGCCGGAGACGTCCAGGAAACGGTTGCCCTCGTCGGTCAGGTGCGCGATGGCCTTGAACACGTCCGGGCTCACGCCGATGTAGTCCATCGTCGCGTTCACGTCATCGAACTTCGCCGAGGCGTCGATGATCATATCGATCCAATCGTTCGGCTTCAACGCTGCGGCCGTCTTCGCGACGGTCAGTTTCTCCGAGTCGGCGATTCCTGCGATTGCACCGTACAATGCCGTGCGTGCGGCGGCCTCGGTCGCCCTGGCGTAGGCTGCGGTCAGGCAGCGCATCTCGAAGCTCACGTCACCGACGCTCATGCGTTCGATGCGCTGGCGGCTCAGGTCGCCGTAGCCGCCGTATGTGTCGATGACGGCGGATTCGTCGCCGAACGTGACCTTGCCGAAGGGCAGCGAGTCGCCTTCCTTCGCCTGCTTGGCGACGGTGTGCGTGTCGGATTTGAGCACGAGATAGCTCATGCTCATTCCCTCCGCCGGCAGGGGCTGATGGGTGAGCAGCGTGGCGATCTTGCGTTTCTGCTCCAGAATGCGGATGCGGTCGGCGATCCAGGTGGGTTGCGGGTCGGCGTCCGCCACTACGGAACCGGTGTAGTCACGGGACAACAGCGCATTGTAGGCTTCCCGAGCCGCTTCGGCCTTGCCGGTGTCGTCGGACACCAGCGCCTTGAGCAGTTCGCCCTGGCTGTGGTATTCGCCCAGCGGCGACGTGCCGCGCTGCTGATTGAGACGGCTGGTCAGCGTGGTCTCGATGCCGCGCAGAATCTCGGCCTGTTCGTCCTGGCGGTTGGTGAGCTTGGCCAGGGCTTCGGTCCATTTCTCGGCCTGTTCGGTCATTGGGGTTTCCTCCTGATTGTTGTTGCGATGGTTGGTGAGTTTCGCGTTTTCATAGGCCGGCCAGCTCACGAGGCTGGTCTCCAAGAGCCGGACCTTCCTGCGATGGGTCACGCCGTCCTTGTCCTTCCGGTCCTCGATGGGAACGAAGCCCACACTGAGCGAATCAAGGGCCCCCTCGTCCAGCAGGGCCACGGCGTCGCGCCCCTGCTGGGTGTCCGCGATGCGCGCGGTGATGTGCAGGCCGTCCTCGCGGTTCTCGCCGGATGTGATGGAGCCGATAAGGGTGTCGTGCTGGTAGTAGAGCTTCGCGGAGTCGAGCCCCTCGAAGACGGTGTCGGGGTCGAAGGTCTCGCGTTCGCCCCACACGTCGATGACGTCGCCGAACGGCACGGCCACGCCCTCGATGGTGCGCCCGTCACCGTCGTCCTCGGAGCGGGCGAGCATTCGCCCCTTGAATCCGATTTCATGCTTCATCGGTGTTTGTTCCTTCCTGTGAGCCTCCGAGCGGGGGCATGTTCTCCCTTGAGCGGGCTTCGTCCACGGTCATCACGCCGGCCTCGATAGCGATCTTGTAGGTCTCCATGCGGGTTTTCGTGTCCGAACGGCGGAACGAGTCCCAGCCGAAATCGATGGTCTGGCCGCGTGGTATCACCATGCTCAGCGCGTCCTTCATCGGCTGCACGTAGGCGTTGAGGGTGAAGTCAGCGAACTGGCTCCATTCCTGTTCCACGTTGCTGTAGGTCAGGCTCGAACCGGATTCGGCGAGCATGAGCTTGGGCGGGATGCCGAACAGTCGGGAAAGCAGGGTGGTGTCGAATTTCTGGGTTTCCAGATACTGCATGTCGGACGGGCTGAGCAGCAACGGCGTGTAGGTCATGCCCCCGCCGATGACCTTGACGCCCTTCATGTTCTTCTCGAACCGTTGCTTGGTGTTGGTGGCGATTTCGTCGTTGATCATCTTGTCCGTGGAGAGGATGCCGGACGGCTGGGCGGGTTCGTCGAACCACATGGCCTTCGCATCCCTCGCGTCCATGGCACCGTTGATTTCCGCACGGCCGGCCTCCACGGGTCCCAGTCCATGCAGTCTGCCGGGAATGCTCACGAACGGCAGGTGAAGGATATCTTCATCGCGGTAGACGTTGCCCATGTACCCGTATTGCTCACGGTCGCGGGTCGCCGCTCAGGTCCGTGATGCTCACCAACGAGGCGGGCAGCACGCGCAGACCTTTCACGGTGCCGTCCAGGCCTCTCAATTTCAGCCAGAACGCCTCGCCCCGCACCACCATGTCGCCCACGGTCAGACGGACGAACTCGCTGCGATGACGGTTGGGTCGGGGCGGGAGATTATCGGCAGTTGGGGGCACGATCTCCACGCCATCGCGCAACTGACGAAGGGGCAGCCCCGCGATGCTGGTCTCCAGAATCTGGACGGCGCGAAACACGGTGCTGTAGTGCAGCACGTCGCGGTCGGCCGGGGTACGGGCCGGCGGGGTCGTCAGCGGGCCTTCCGGTCCGGTGGCCGCGCGGTAGGCCGGTGCCATCCGGTTGAGCAGGCGTTCCACGAGATTCATGGCCCCAACCATGCACCGGCGCGGCCGGTTCTGTCCATGACGATGCGGCATCCAGCGGCATTGGGCGGCATCCAGCGGCATGTCGTCAGAAGACCTGGATATCGTCGGCCTCCCATTCGGGCAGGTGCATGTATCCCCAGTAGGCCATCGTCATGGCCTCCACGCGCTCACGTCGCCGGCCGAACGGTTCCACAGCCATGCGTCGCCGCTCTTGCGTTTCGTGGCCCTGCACACCTGCTCGTCGGCCAGCCTGTCCGAGGCGTGCGTGAGATTATGTTGCTCCAACGCGCTTACGAACGATTGCGGGGCCGTCACCGCATCTGCCGCCCTCATGTCCGACAGCCGGTAGACGCGCTCGAACGTGTGCGGGTCATGGGCATTGGCGAGCACATCGGCCAAGGCGGCGGAGGGGCCGCGCGGGTCGATGCATACCGGTGCCCTGTAGTCGTTTTGGAGGGCCAGCAGTCTCGCGGGCGATTCGCCGGTGCCCGGCAGGTCGTCAACGATCTGCACGAGCGGCGGCAGTCCCCCGCCAACGCCGATGCAGGCGGCTATCACCGTGTGGGTCGCGTCCAGGGGCACGCCCACGCCGAAGCACACGCGCATCCCATGCTCCGGCGTGACCGGCTCGTCCATGGTGTCGGCCCACAGCAGGGAGTCGATGGCCCTGTCTGTGCTGCCGGCGTCGCGGATGTTGCCGAACGCCCTCGCCCAACCCTCCGCGTCGTCGTCGAACTGACGGCGGAACCCGGCCAATTGGTCGAAATCGAACAAATAACCGGCCCCCGGGTGATATCGCCATATGGTTTCGAGATCCTCCGGGTCGGCATCGAACGGTATGCCGAAATCAAAGAACGCGGTACGGTCGGGGATATCGCCGGCCCTCAGCCTGTCCAGGCGGTCGTTGAAATACTCGCTGCTGGCGTTGCCCTCCGTGCTCGTCCACCATATCTGCGGTCTCACGCCGGTGAGCTTCAGGCGCGTGGTGGTCGTGGGGATGAAACCGTCCTTGAGGTTCTTCGCCTGTTGTTTTGAC